GGCCGGGCGTGGCACTGGAATCCGTGTCTATTAATATCAAATTATTGGTAGGGGCTTAGCCGTGTATTCATCTGGGATTGGTGGCGCTAAGCGTGTTGGCAACGTCAGCACTGTTGATTCGCCCAACCAGGCGTACATGAACATGGCTGATCATTGGGGCCTTCTGGAAGTCCTGTTATCGGGCACTTACGGCCTGCGCAAGGGTCACAGAAAATTTCTTCCGCAGTATCCACGAGAAGACGACCTCAGCTATGACAATCGTTTAAAAATCAGCTGTCTCAGCCCCTTCTACGCTCGCATCGAAAAAATGTTGGCGGGCATGTTGACCCGCAAACCGGTCAGATTGACCGACGTAAGTGACACGATCACAGAGCAGCTGTTTGACGCAGATTTGCAGGGCAATGACATCACGCAGTTTCTCTATGAGGCAACAAGAATTTGCCTGCGTTATGGCCATGTAGGTGTTCTGGTCGATGCTGCGTCTGATGGCAGCGGCAGGCCGTACTACGTTCGCTATACGCCAAGAGACATTTTAGGCTGGCGAAGTGAAATTATTGACGGCGAACAGAAGCTGACTCAGCTCCGTTTATTTGAAACGATCACTGAGCCCGATGGTAAATACGGGGAGAAGTTAGTTGAGCAAGTCCGAGTCCTGACACCTGGGGCTTACGAAATTCACCGCAAGGAACAGGACGGTGAATTCAAGCTGTTCGACGAGGGCACAACCACTGTCAAACAAATTCCGTTTGCGGTGGCATATTCCAACCGCTTTGGCGTGCTTGAGTCGCGGCCACCAATGAATGACATCGCAGAGCTAAACCTTAAGCACTATCAAGCCAGCTCTGACCTCAGCAATCAGTTGAGAATCAGTGCGGTGCCTTTCTTGGCTATCTACGGAATGCCGCCTAGTGCGGAAGAAATAACGGCTGGCCCATCGGAGGCCATGAGTCTGCCAACTGATTCCCGAGTTGAATTTGTGGAGCCATCTGGCAACAGTTACGAGGCGCAGTTCAAGCACCTAGACCGGATCGCGGAAGAGATCAACACGCTGGCGTTGGCCAGTGTCCTGGGCCAAAAGCTGTCAGCAGAAACGGCTGAGTCGAAGAGGATAGATCGCAGCCAGGGCGACAGCACCATGATGCTGATCGCGATGCAAATGCAGGATCTTTTGGATAACTGTTTGCGTTTCCATGCCGAATATTTGAACGAAAGCCAGCCAGGTACGGCTTACGTCAATCGGGACTTTTTGGGTCAACGTCTACAACCGCAAGAAATACAAGCATTGCTGCAGCTTTACACTGCCGGGACTATCACCCAGAAAACCTTGCTCGAAGAACTCAGCAAGGGCGAAGTGCTTGATGATCTGGACGTTGAAGAAGAGCTTGAGGCGCTTGAAATGGGCGGTCTATCAGGCACGCAGGAGCCTGAACCAGAGGAGGAGCCAGAAGAAGATGATGAAGATACGCTGCCAGAAGAGGATGAGGACGTAGAAGATGTGGCGGAATAAACCGGAGCGTCGAGAACGGAACTTATTTGTGTTCCAAGGCAGTTGTGTGGGCCCACATTTCGGGATCGTAAGAACTACTTGGTACGACAACGGCCAAATCAGCGGGATACAAGAAACAAGGCTGAGGGAAAGCCCTGACTGGGTTGTTAATACAGCCAAGTTCACCGCAGTAGTGGGCACAGCATTGCGGGAAGGTGCTGACGTGTCTGTCTATGTGGATTGTGACCCTGCCGAATTGGGTTTGGAGGGTTTGTGACTGCATCGCCTAGTGCTGCTGAACAGCGTAAATTCCTAGACAACACCATCAAGCCTGGTGGCGTTGCGGGTGTGCCTGAGAGCTACTACCGCAAGGCGTTGGATCTGAACCGCTTCAGTAATGGCGTAGCTAACAAGTTGTTGGAGTCTTACCGGCGGCAGATCGTCAAAGCGGTAAGAGAGCTAGAGCGCATCGACAAGATGCCTAGTAGCAAAAAGCCGCAGTTCAAAGCTGCACGAATGCGGGCCCTGATTAAACAAAACCTGGACGCCATGAAGCAGTGGTCTGGGCAGAGCATTAATGAGTTAATCCAACAGCTGGACGGTTTGGCTGATGTTGAGGTTGCGTTTGCCAGAGCGGAACTGCAACGGGTAGTGCCTGCAGCGGTTAAGACCCAGGTGCGGACGGTCGAGGTCACTGAGTCTTTTGCCAAGGCTGTGGTGAAAGCTGACCCATTGGATGTGGGCACCAACCTGTTACAGGACAGCTTTGAGGAGGCGGTAAAGGGGCCAGGTGCAGTGATGAAGCTAACGGCACGGCAGGGCGCTGTGATTCGGATGCCTGATGGCACCAGCATCGTGAAGGCATTTCGCGGGCTGGCTGAACGCCAAGGCGATCTGTTCTCGCGTGCGGTGCTGGATGGCTTGCTTACGGGTGAAAGCACAGAGTCGATTGCCCGGTCTTTGTATGGAGAGCTGGGCTTTTCGACTGAGGCACTTACCCCACGTCAGGTGGCCTTGGCCCAGCAGGGCAACGCCTGGAAGATGGCAAAACATCAGGTACGGACGTTGGTGAGGACCAGCGTTAATGCCACGTCAAACGCTGCAAGCCTGCAGGTCTATAAGGCCAATCCAAACCTTACGAAAAAGTACAGATGGATTGCCACGCTGGATAGCAACACCACGGCGATCTGCCGAAACCTGGATCAGAAGGAGTTCTTCTACGGCAAAGGGCCAACACCGTCAAACCCACCACATTTCGGTTGCAGATCCACGACTGTGCCGGTGATTGATTACGCGGGCGCATCGAAGAAATTTGGGATCGATATTCCACCACCTAGTTCAAAGATTGGCTATCGCCCGACTAAAGAGGGCACGCCGTCTAGTGCAGACCCCAAAGGTGGCCGGGTGCCTGTTGGGACAAGCGCAGCACAGCACCTGTACGACCTACGGGGTACGACTAAGGCGGGCAAGAAATCAAGGTTTGATGCCAGCCCTGCCCAGGCCCGGATGCTGAACGGTGGCAAGGCAACGCCTGGGGCATTTGAGAAGGCCCGTTATTACAACCGCTTAGCTGATCGCTATGGCCCTGATGGGGCGATGAAACGGTTTATGCGTGAGGACGGCTCAGAGGTAAGCCTTAAACAGCTGCGTTCCCGCTATGGGGAACCGGACAAGATCACAAAGAGCAAGAAAGCTGCGGCCCCTAAAGCAAAACCCACGACAAAAATTCTTACCAAGAATGAAAAGATCGCCAAGCAGGTGATGCAGGATCCAGCTTTAAAAAGCGATAAGAAACGCATCGAGGCGATGGTTGATAAAGGCGTGCCGAAGGGTACGGATTTTGTCGGCTTGATTGCTGATGCCAAGCAAAAGTCAGGGCTGAGTACCACTGAAAAGTTTGCAAAAGTCAAACCCAAACCCAAGCCAAAAACCAAAGCTGTAGCTAAGCCAAAGCCCAAGCCAGCGCCGACGCCAGAACCGACAGAAACACTCAAAGCTTTAAGTTCAGCCGGATTTCAAAAGGCTTATCAAGGCAAAGGGCAGCTAAACCTTACTGAGGTTTATGAGCAGCAAGGCTTCAATGCAAAGTCAGAGCTGGTTAAGGATATGGATCAGTTGTTGGCCAGAAAAGATTTAATGAAAGACGTTGATGGCAAAGATAATTTGGTGTTCTTTCGTGGCATTCCACAACAATCATCTGTAGATCAATGGCAAGGGCGTGGAAGCCAAGGAGGAATTCATTACGCAGGCAAAGGCGTTTATGGCAACGGCTCTTACATGGCGGCTGCTGGTCAGATGGGCAAGTATTCAGTCGAGGCAGCTCATTCCACTGCCAAATCTTATGCAGGAGATAGGGGAGCCTTAGTGACAGCTTCTGGGCTTCGTAAAAATGCGAATGTCTGGCGCACATCTATACCTGTGCCAAAAGATAACCCCGCATTAGAGCGCGTGGTAAACAATAAGGCCCGCACTGCGGCTCGTATGGAGGCGCATAATGAGTGGGAAAAGTGGAGCCTAGGTGTCGTAAAAGAAGCCAAGGCAAAATATGGCGAAGATTTGAACGATATTGGCGAAGCTGCAGCTGCACTAGGCTATGACGGTTACCAAGTCCCGATGGCAAACCACGGTCGCGGTGGCAGTGAGGATTATTGGGTTATCTTGAACCGTAATTCGCTTGTAAGCATTGAAGGTGCTAGCCCTGTGCCTGCGACAAGGTTTGACGGGGACAACATAATTTTTGAAGCATGGACTAGCGACTAATGGATTTTGAAAGCCCAGAAATTTCTCGTGAGTTGGCCCTCCTGATTCAGGATGTCCCGTTTGAGCAGCGGGCGACATTTAGGGCATTTGCTCAAAAAACCAAAAGCATGAAGGCCTTTAAAGCGTTGATTGATGAAGGGTTGTT